TCGCACCGATTAACGGTGCCGTCGGCCACGGCGAGCCATAGCGATCTCCTTAGCTGTCGAACGGTGTCGCTCTACGCCTCCGCACATCTTTCGAGTGCGATCTGACGCCCGCTAAGGACGCCGAACTCAAATCTACGCCGTACCCTGGGGCGGTGCAAGTCCGTTGCCGGCGGGCGGCGCCGGAGGACCCTTGCCCCCGTGCGAGCGTTTGGCTGCGATCTGCGCGCGTTTCAGATCCATCTCCTCTTTGTGCTCGGCGGCTTGCTGCGGGACGATCTTCTCGCGGTAGGCTTTCTTCAACGCTGGCCGCATCGGCACATCAATGAGGTCGAGCAACTCCTCGCCATCGATGATCTTGCGATCCAAGAGTGCGAAGGCCTTCTGCTCGTTGTTCTCGACAAACACCGGGGAGTTCGTGTGCCCATCGACGTTCGCGTGAAAGTCATCCGGGAACTGCTGGGCGAAAAAGGGTGACCCGCCTTCTGACTCCTCGCGCATCGCGCGCTTGTCGTAGCGCTTCATGAGCTCAACGATGAGCTCGGCCGCTTCATCGAGCGCCTCCTCGATCACAAGCGCTCGGTCGCGCACGCGCGTTGAGCCGAGGTTTGATAGGAGCTGTGCGTGCTTATCTGAGCGCACGCCGGTCGCACCCTTGCCCTGGTTGATCGCTGGCAGGCCAGAGAGCTCATCAAACATCTGATCTATCACCTCGATGTCGTGCCACAGATCAGGCGGCAGCTCGGGGGCGACGGATTGCACCGTGGCGGAGGGCGAGTCCACCGACAAGAGCCCGGTCGGAGTGTCAAGGGCGTACTGCATCTCCTCGGGGATGCCACCGTTCGCCCCGGTCACGTATGCGGGCGGGTGAGCCTGCTTTCGTAAGATGTGAAGGATATCTCCCATGCGCTCGTTACGCAGGTCCTGCAGAGGCGTGAGCTTTTCGACTTCGGAGTGACCCCAGAAATAATCATAACTCGGGTTCATGCACACTTCGACGTAGGGGATGCGGTGCTCCAAGAAAATCTTCGCGATCGGTCGGTCCCAGATACAGATGTTCGGTGTGACGTAGGTCACGACGCGATAGTCTGCAACCTCATCATCGTAGACGTAAAGCTCTGTCCCTTCTATCAGATCGACTTTAGTCGACGGCCGATACAGTGTGGTCAAGGGTTGAGAGAAGACGTTCGCGTTGCCGGTGACCGAATCACCCTGGATAGCGGTCACGATGAGACGGTCGACGGGGTTCGCATCGGCCATGGCATCATTGTCGTGTCCGCCCTGCACCGCATCCATGATCTCTTTGATCTGCTTGGGCGTTTTACCCCCTGATTTGAGGTTATTCCGCAGCTCGGACGCCGAGAGGTGGAAGCGCTCGGTGAAGGCTTCCTGGCGTTTCAGTTTGTCCTTGTCCTCTCTGAGCACGCCGAAGTTATGCGGCTCGACGACAAACGCCTGGATCGCAAAACCCTCCTCGAGTTCCTTTTTCTCGTTGATCTTCTTGTAGAGCTTCGGACGAAACTTAAGCAGCACCTTGCCGTACGGCGCTGACCAGCGCACCGCCTGCTTGAATTCCTGATCGATGCCGGTGTCGTTCCATTCCGACTGCAAGCGCTCGGTCATCGGCGGGACTTTCTCCTGCTCCTGCGCCGGCACCGAGGGACCCAAGCTGATCGTAAAGCGCGTCGTCTCCGGTGAGAACATGAACGAGGACAGTTGCTCGCAGTGGGGCAGCACCTTGTTATAGCGCACGCCCTGATTTAACGCCCGATCCTCGCAGCCGAAGAGATAGTACGAGCGCATCTGCTTGTAGAACTCGCGCCGCGATTCCTGCGTTGCGCCACACTTATTGATGAGGTCCTGATAGAACGTGTCGCGCTCGGCAGAATCCGACGGGATGATCACGAGCGCCGCTCCCGCATCATGCGCGTCGCACGGCGCAAGTGCGTCTGCGCACCGGAGCTGATCTCCTTGATGGAGGGGTAGCGCTGCACGTAGGAATTGCCGGACTTCACGAGCGGCCCGCGAAGGGCGCGCACATCGTAGTTCGGTGCGCGCTCACCTGCCTGTGCCCAGCCTTGCTTGCCGCCGAACATCTTGCCCGTGTCGCCCCAGTAGGGTTTCTGCTCACCGATCTGGCGCGCGCCGCCGGAACTCGTCGGTGTGTTGGACATGACCGAAGAGCCGTCCTTGTCGCCGCGCACGTCGGTTAAGTTGTAGTCCGCCGCGAGCTGCCGGCGCACAGCATCCGTATTGGCGGTCGAGGAATGCCTGATCGATGGCGGTGAACGAAACTCCATGACCACGAACTTCGGTCCGCAACCGTACGGACAGCGCGGTGAGTCCTCGAAGGACTCGAATTCGTGATCGTGAAACGTGCAGCGCCACTCGCGATTAACGGCCATGACTTACCTCCGCGGGACGTTGTACACGCGCGCCGCGATGTTCGGGTTCAAAGGCTTAGGCACAATCCCGACCGTTGTCAAGTAGTTGCGCACCGAGCGGCCGAGCACGGTCTCAGCCGGCGGCTCGAGCTCGACTCGTTGGTCCTCGGGGATCCACACGATGTTCTGCGAGATCATCCGCGGGCGAAGCTGATCGTTCCAGGCCTTTACCGCAAGGGCGGCGGCGATCACCCGGTCATCGTGCGCGTCGGAGGTCGCAGCGATCCGGCCCTCATCGCGCACCACGGCTTGCATCTCATCGAGCAGGAAACGCGAGTGAGGCACGAAAATCCCGCGCTCGAAGTTATCTTTCATCAGGCCCATGTAGGTCTCTTTGATCCGCTCGGTCGTAAGCGTGTGCTTCCCCTGCGGCCGAGCATTCATCGAGTCCTCGCGCGCGTAGAGGAACTCCGACATCCGTCGCACCACATCGCGCATCCTAAGATCAGGCCCAGGCTTTAACCCCGGGCGAATCGCACGGCCAGCCATGCGACGTAAGTTCTCGATCTCCTGAAATACCGCAGTCCCTGGCCCATTGATCTCTATATTATAGAGGCACGGCTGATAGGCGCCTGCGAGATAGACGATCACCCACGCGAACGTGTACGGGGACAGATCAACGGTGCAGTACTCTGCGACCTGCTCGATCCGATTGGCGTAGCATCGAAGCACTGTCGCAGCGAATCGGTCAGCAGTCTCTGATGAGCCATACGCAGGATCCGCACCCAGCACGTAGTACGCCCCGCGCACGGGCTCGGCATAGATCCGAAGGTGTGCGCGCGCATCTTTGACATCCTCCAACTGCGTATCGGTGAATTCCTGGCCGAAGTGAAGCCGAAAGCCATCCGGGGTGCGCTCGCCCAGCACTCGCCGGTAGTGCTCGGTCATCGCCTGACCGGTGAAGTACTTCGAGCCCGAAGCTTGGAACGCATCCTCAGGCAGCGTCGGGTATTCCTGCAGGAGCTTGATCTCATCGTCGATCTTCTCCGCTGCCATCCAGCGATACCAGGCGATCTGCTCATCATCGAGCTCGACCCCGAACTCTTTTCGCACCCTCTGGTAGCGCTGGCGCTCATCACCCGAGAGCTTGCCCTTTGAGCCCCAGAACTTGCGCCACAGCTGGGAGTTACGCGCAAGGCGATAGGTCTCGTTCGACCACCAGCCAATGAAGATCGTCTTGATGGTGGAGGACTGCTTGGCGCTCTCCCACATGCGGTAGAAATGATTGAACGAATTCGCGGTCGATTCCCAGATGAAAAACCGCATCGGGTTTTTCTCAGCCATCGAGGACTTGAGCGAATAGATCTGCTCCGGGTCGCCCCAGAACGCGGTCTCGGTACAGTGACAGAAGGACACCGCGGAGGATCGGCCGAGTACCTTCGCGCTCGTCTCTTTCAAGCCCGCGACCTTGTACTGCAGCATCGAGCGGTTCTCGAACACGAGCTGGTTGCGGTTGTGCTGAACGATCGGGACTTTCCACTCGTTCGGCAGTCCCTCGTACATCATCTCGAGCTTCGCTCTGAAGTCCTCGCGCGCCGGATCATCGTGCGTGACGATGACACCGGGGGTGCCGGGATACTTCATGACGAAGAAAAGATCCCAGGCAAGGAGCGCGGTCGAGATGCCGTGCTGGCGAGCTTTGAGGACTACGAACTCGTGCTGATCCTCGACGAGTCCTATTTGAATCTCATCGAACAGGCGCTGCTGCGTGCCGAGCCAATGTCCGCCCAGCTGGATCTGGCCGCGCTCCTTGGTGTTGATCGAGAGCGCGGAGGCGAACTCCAGGAACTGCCGGAAGTCAATCACTGTGATCTGTTACGCGCCCAAGTGAATCCGCCGAGCAGCTGATCGCAGCTTGCGCACGTTACCGTTCCGTCGTCGTTCAAATAGAAGAATTGAGAACCGCAGGGATGTTGCCAAACGCCGTCGATAGACTCGTGGAATGTCTTCGACCCGTCTGGGTGCTCCCAGAGCATGTCAGCCATCACTGCCGCTCGAGCGCTTGCCCTTCTTGATCCCCATGAGGGTGCGTACGGCCTCGATCTTCTTCAGCTCCTCTTTCAAGCGCGCCTCCTCCTGGTCGAGCTTCTGCATCATCTGCTTGCCCTTAGCCATCGCCGGGTGCATGCCGCCGCCTTGCTGGGGCATACCGGGGCGCCCCTGCGGCATACCCGGACGGCCTTGCGGCTGGGGCATCCCGCCCGGAGGCTGCCCAGGTTGCATACCGGGCTGCTGTGGCATACCGCCAGGCTGGGGCATTCCCGGTCTCATTGGTGGCATCGGCATCGCGCGCTCCTTATATGTTAGGTACGACCACGGTCCCGGGGATGCTCGTCGGTCCCAGGGACAGCGTCAACTGCACGATTGTGCCCTGGATCACGAACTGATTCTGCGGGACCGACTGCGCGATCACGGTGCCTCCAGGGCTCGAAGAGATCGCGAACAGATATTTCCCCATCGAGATCCCAATCGACATGAGTGCGGTCACGGCCTGCTGGGCGGTGAGCCCGATCACTCCAGGCATCGGCACCGCACCCATGGGATACCCGGGGCCGGTCGAGCACACGAGCGTGACGACGGTGCCCTGGATCGGAACGACGGTACCCTGAGGGGGATTCTGCGAGATCACATAGCCCGCAGGAACGGTGGGGTCGGACTGATAGGTGATCACGACATTAAGCCCTGCGGCCACGATCGCTGCGACCGCGGTATCGATCTGGACCGGCAGCGCTCCCGGGCCGTTTGAGACGGTGATCGTGATCAGCGTGCCGAAGGCGACCGGGGTGCCGGCGACGATCGACTGGCTGATCACAAGGCCCGCCGGCACGGTGAGCGAGGCGGCAAGGGCAATCGCAACCGTGAGCCCCGAGGTGTAAAGCGTAATCACCGCGTTGTACTCGAACGGGTTGCCGCTCGTCACATCCGGTACCAACGTCTGCGCGGCCGTTGCGACGAGTGTGATCGTGAACGTATTCGAAACCGCGGAGGAGGGCTCGGTGTTAGATCCGGTGATCTGCACTGAGTACACTCCCGCGACCATCGCGCCCGATTGCTCGATCAGTGAACCGGTGAGCACGAGGCCAGAGCCGGCGAGGCCCGTCGCGGAGTACGAGGTTGCGTACTGGAAGTACGGTGAGACATCGAAGTTCGGCCAGTTCCCGTTCGTCAACTGCGAGGGCGGATTGGGGATCGGTCCATTGAATGCGACCGGGTTCGGCGACCCGGTGACGACGATCGAGAACGGCGCGAGCGTCGCCGAGTCGGTGTACGAGTCGGTCGCCTGAACGAGGAGGTTCGTCGTGGAGCCCACGACCGTCGGTGTGCCCGTGATGAGCCCAGTCGATGATGCGATCGTGATGCCAGTCGGTAGAGGATTCCCGCTCCCGGACATCGACCAGGTGAGGATATTTCCACCGGTCGGATCCGGATTCACGAAATCGTTCGCGATCGGGATCGATGCGATCGCGACGTTCTGCGCATAGCTCTGGTTCGGCACCGTGCCGATCGCCTGCGGGAACGGGGCGTGCAGGTCCCAGGTGAAAAGCGCCGACCACACCCCGCCCGTCCAGTAGCGCCACTGACACTGACTGATCTGGTACGCCCAGGCGAAGGTGCCATCGGTGCGCAGCGAGAACGTGTTCGTGAAGCTCGGGTTACTCACGATCGTCGTCTGACACTCGATCTGCGCGCCGTTCGGGATATCGGTCGGGGTGTCGTAGAACCTCGACGGCTTATTCAGCACATCGAACGTGAGCGCCGCGAGCGTCGTCGTGTTCACGCTGAACACGTTCGCCGCCTTGTTCAGCGTGATCGCAAACGTCCCAGTCGCCGAGCCGTTGTTCACGGTGAGCGTGCCGGTACCATACGGCAGGTTCCCCTGCACCACCGTGATCGTGATGCTGGTCGTCGACTGCGAGGTGATCGTCTGTGTGACGGTGACGCCCGAGATCGTGATCTGGACCGTGTTGCCTGAGCTTGCGAAATTCGATCCCGCGATGATCACTCCGGTTGCACCCGGTGAGAGCGCACCGACGCTCGTGATCGCAGGGTTCGAGGACTGCGTGCCGGGGTTCAGCACGATCACAAGTCCCAACGGGAAGTTCGATGTGCCCCCGGTGACGACCATCGATCCTGCGGGCACCGTCGCGGCGGTTGCCTGCACGAAGTAATCCATGATCGTTGAGATCGGATGCGCGCCCGACAACGACTGCTGGTCGACCCGGTTCACATAATTCGTGGTCGTATCCGCAATGCTCGTCGTCGCAGCCGAATACGCGCTCATCGCAAGGCACAGACAGCCGTTCGCACCCGGCAGCGGCAAGGCCGGATACTGCATGTTCGTCGAACTGTACGAGGCGTGCGCTGAGACACCGAAGAGGCTCGCAAGCGCAGGCGCCGAGCCGCCTCCGACCCACACCCACACGGCGACCGTCACGGCCACCTGGCTCGAGTCGGTCCCGAGCGTCGGGTTCGGCTCGCTCGAGCCTGCGATCCAGCCGTACAGGCGCTGGTACGCCCAACTCTGATCGGCGATCGTGTACGCGTTGCTGCCCGACGTCGGCGTGACGCACGTGAACGACACGTTATACAGGCGCTTCCAGATCACGATCGCTGCGCCCGCCGGCATCCCCGCAGGCAGTACGCAGGTCGGTGCTGTCGTGCCGTTACCGCTGATCGTCCCTAACCCGTACAGCTCCCACTGTGAGGCCATGACTTACTGCGGCAGGCCCGAGGGGTAGGCGGTGTTCGTCAACGGATTCGCATCGATGAACGGCAGCACGCTCGTCGACCAGTCCGCGGCGTTACTCGTTGACTGCCTCGCCCAGGCCATGAAGTGCTGCTGCACTGTGCCGTTCGCCCACGCAAATAACTGCGCCGGCGTCGCGTTCCCGCCATTGAACTGCCCGCCGTAAATATCCGGGGTCTGCACCTGCCACATCCCGGGCAGCACACTCGGCTGGCCCGGTGAGGGCGGCAAGAGCTTCATCGACCCGGGGAACTGCCCCGTGTAATAACACACCCCGTCGGTGCCGTTGTAGTTCACGCCCCCGACGGTGTTCGTCGTCTGATAGAGCGTGTCCGGCCCGCCGAACCCCGCGCCCGCCGCGACCAACGCATTCCCGAACGCTACCTTATCCGCGAGCGCGACTCCGATCCAGTTGAACTCGACCGAGAACACCGTCTTCGTCCACGCTGCCGCCATCGTCTGTGCGAGCGACACCTGCCCCGCGGTCCAGGACGTATTCGAATACCCATACGGCCCATAGATCGACTGAAAATTCGGGATGTTCCCCGCATCCGAGGGCAAGCTCTCATCGTTCGCCGTGATCCACGCGAGTGCCGGGTGGCCGTTCAGATTCCCACCGGTCGGTGAGGCAAGCCAATTCAACAGCAGCGCGTACTCAGCAAGGAGCGCCGTGTTCGACTCCATCAATCGCGTCACACCCGGGGTCTGACCGGTCGTCGAGCCCGTGTACACCCCGCCGATCTCAGACTGCACCGGTGAGCTCAACGAGCCGGCGGTCTGAAACTGCGGATTCCAATTCGGATCCGTCGGTGAGTACCAGTAAGAGGGCAGGATCGCACTCTGATCCGAGTTGAAAAAGATATCCGTGATGATCTCAACCGCGAGATACCGCGGAGTGCTCAGGCCGTGCAGGTACGCCAAGTCCTGCGCGATCGGAGCGGTCGTGTACTGGCGGTAGCCGGTGAAAAACGCACTGATCGGGATATAAAGCAGATACCCCGCAAGGTGCGGATGCGCGTTCCCGTTCGAGGTCGGAATATCCTGCTGATACGTCAGCACGCGCTGGCTGAACGGGGCCGTCGACAGCCCCCGACTCAACGCACTGTAGTGCTGGCCGGGCAGAGTGAGCGGCGGCCAGACCTTCTCGCCGCCCGATAGCGTCTGCGAGGGTGCGGTCTCACGAGTACCCGTCGAGTCCGCAATCGCCTGGATCGCGTTGACACCCGTGCGTGAAACCAAACGAGCCGCGGTGCGGCTTAGCCTCGCTGCAACGCGCCTCTGAGCGCGGACATGGTTAGAACTCCAGCGTGAAGGGGCAGGCGTACACGTGCAGCAGCTGCGTCACCTCGTGCTGTGTACTGCCCAGGCGATACGTGCATTCCCACAGGCCGATCGAGATGATCGATGAGTGCGTGAGAAATCCGGTGACGAAAATTACTGTCAGCAAGCGCTTCATACTCTGCTCCCTTTGCGTAAATTGCACGTAGGCCTCATCAGTTGCAAGTTCCCTCGTACGTGCTCCCCGCCGTGAGCGAGCGGCACCCGATGATCCACGTGATATTCCCACCTCACATCGCGCCCACACCCGCAGGCACACTTCCAGCCCTGACGCTCCCCCATCTGGCGAATATCCTCCTCGGTCACACGCTCGCGGCGCGCCAACTCGAGCATCTCGCGCCGGCGAGCTCGATCCTCAAGCCGCTTCGGCTTCAGACACTCCAGACACTGCGCGCGCAGACTCCCAGAACCGTTCTTCACGAACCAACCCAGCGGCCGGGACTCACCGCACCCGAGGCATACCCTACGCAGCGGGCTAGCGGCGTATTCCACTTTGCGTCAGCACCTTGGCAGGCAATGAGCTGTCCTGAGATGGAGGATCTACCCACCTTTGATGCCATTCTTTGAGTACGAAACGCACCTGGGCCGGCAATGAGCGGAAGTTCTCCGCAGCATCATCCCTCAAGGCCTGAAGAATGTCTCCGTCAATGTCCAGCCTAACTTCAGCCACTAGTTTGTACCTCCTCTGGGAAGTATGGCGTATTTTTTTGGGGAAGAAAAGCGTGTTGGGCACCAGGACATTCACGCGCGCGGCCCATTTTGTGAGCCAGGGTCCGGCGCGCTCTGGTACCACTACTAGACGGCTTCTTGACAGAAAATGCCATTTAACATAATGGTTATTATGCGCATTACAATTAGAAATATCATTAGAATCATCAGATTGCGACCACACTCGGCCATCTGAGCATGTGCAGACATGGGATCACCGTCGCATTTAGGCAATGGTGCGATGCAGAAAGTGTAACGTGTAACGGGAAAAAGGGGGGGGATTTGGAGGATGGCTGGAACGAGTAAGCAATTGTAACTGAAAATATTACAATGCTGCATCGCACCATTCCAGGGTCAAATATTTCTATATATATGTGTTACATGTGTTACATCTGTTACAGAGTATAATAATCAAGAGGTTGCAATTGTAACGGATGTAACGGATGTAACGCGAATCCAAGCCCTGAACACCGCCTCTCGTTCCCTAACTGTCACGCTGCGCCATCCGATCGAGCGCATGACCTTTCCGAGACGCTTCTGGGCCGCCTGAGTGTGGTCTCGAGCGTCTGTGATTAAGAGGGCAAGTCCTAAGATCTCGGATGATTTGATGCGATCGACCTTGTGCGCCACCAAGTAGGATCGGATTGCGTTCTCCCACAGGTCGACGTCGCGGCGGTCATCTTGCAGCTCACGCGCGGTCTCAACGGGCACCTCGTGCCAGTTCTCCCCCTCCTTGTAGCGGTGCACCGCCTCGGCGAAGAGTTGCTGGCGGTTTGAACTGATCCATTGCAAGTCGATAACGCCGCATTCGACGGGCCACATCCGGCGCATGCCCGTTTCTGACCTATTCCAGTCGTCTCGATTGGTGCTGCCCGCGAACACGCACATGCGCGGGTGCTCCTTAGAGACATGTCCGTAGGAGGCCCTGTAGTAGTCAGTCTGACGCGATATCTCGGCCTTGGCTGCATCCGGGTTGACGCCTTGAAATTGGGCGAGCTCCTCGAGTTCGATGAGAAGTTTGCCGCGCATGCACTGGTAGAAGTCGAGCCTGCCCACCCGATTGGTGCCTGAGTCGTACCAGCGCTTGCCAACGAGCGCGATGAGTGCCTCGGTCTTGCCACGGCCCTCTGGACCTTCGAACACCGGCATGTGATCGGCCTTGCATCCTGGGCTATACACGCGCGCGACCATCGAGGTGACGAAGCAGCGGCCCACAGCGCAGGCGTAGGCTGATGGCTTAACGCCCCAGCCGAGGTTGAGCATTTGCTCAAGGCGATAGGTGCCATCCCATTTGAGCGATTCGAACCACTCGCGCGGCTCGTTGCGCATGTGTTGGCACGCTATCCTTAGCACTGCGTCGGCGACCGTCTGGCGGCCGATTGTATACAGGCCCACTTGATCTGTCTGGAGCACTTGCTGCAGCGCAAGAGTGTCGGAGTCCTCCCACTCTCTGAGCCGCTGCTGGTCATCGAACGTGAATACCGTGTTTCTGAACTGATCCCAGTGGCATGCGGGGAAATCGTTTGGTCGCTCGTGGCGCGACGCCTCAACGAAACGCGCGACGTTGTGCAGGTTACCGTGCGGCCGTCCGCGCCCGTCTCGAGTGAACCCCCAGCGCTCCCACTGCCCAGCGAGGCCCCCAGAGTGAGGTGGGCTAGGCTCTGGGACCGGGTCGGGCCAGTTCGCCTCAGCAGCGCTCTGGAGCGAGCGAGTCGCGAACGGTTTGCAGTGCTGCTCGCAGAAGGCGTTGATATCGCGCGCGACCCACCCTTCGGCGATCGCATCGGCGATATCCCAGCCCTCGGGCTTTGAGTCCGGCGGATAGGCGACGATTAAGACCGTGCAGGCGCGCTGCGCGAGATACGAGCCGAGCCACACCATCGCATCACGCCCGGGAGCGTCGTTGTCAGGCCACAGAACCACCGTGCGGCCGGTGAGCCAGAACCAGTCGGTTTTGCGCACTGCCGCTGCCCCGTTGCACCAGGCCGTGCAGGCAGCCGTGTCGATGAGCGCGGCGCACCGATCAGCCTTGCGTTCGCCCTCGAATATCCACACCGGCAGTTCCTGCGCGGCGAGCACCTCAGGTAGGCGGTAGGGCACGTGCGAGGAGGTTCCACGTGGAACCCACCGCTGCTTGATGCGCCGCCACGGCAGAAACGTCTTGCCGGGGTCGGTTCCGGAGCCCGGATCACCCGGCACGCGGTAGCGAGACTGCACGTAAAGGCCGCGGCGGTGCTCATCGCGGTACAGGTACGACTCCTCGGGCGCGCCGAGCTTCGGGTGCGGCGGCGGCCACTGCCCTTCCGGGATGTACTCGATGTCGCACTCGGCGGGCTTGCGGTCGACGTGCGGATCGAGAGCGCGCGCAGCGTCTGACTGGCTGATCTGGTGCATCGCCGCATACAGGGAGATGAGATCGCCGCCCTTGGCCGATTCGTCGGCGAAGTCGTGCCACGCGCCGGTTGCAAGGTCGATGGAGAGCGACTTGCCGGGCTCGCCTTGAAGGTTCCCGACGTAGAAATGAGACCCGTTGGGCTTGCCCTTGGGGAACCACGATTGCAGCAGCTCACGGGCCTTACCGATCAGGCGCGCGTTGAGCAGCCGGTAGTCGACCGGCGCGATGGCCACGCCCGCTACACCGTGAGGTCGATACGCGCGAGTCGCTCGGGCAGGTCCTCGGGCACGCGAACGCTCCCCGCCGCGTAGGCCCTGACGGTTTGGTGTTTGAGCCCCAGGTGCTCGGCGAGCTCGCGCTGCTTGAGACCGTTCGAGCGAAGAAACCTGCGCAAGTACGCGAGCCGCCGATCGTTTTTCATGGCCGAGACCCGCCGAGTTATGTTGAATGGGAGCTCGTTGGTATACGCCTTATCATGTTGAGCCGTCAAGGAAAAGAATGCGCCGGGCATCCTCTTGCGATCGAGCGATCCCCGAGAGCCCGCCGGCCTCCTCGACGACTGAAAGGAACCGCGCCTGCTCGTTCGTCACGCGCCCCGTGGGAGATTTCGCCTCGATGGCGGTGAAGACGGCGAGCAGCTGCCCGAGGTGACCGGGCGTGACACGGATAGAGCGCCAGCCGATGAGGTCTGAGAGACCTGGGACGCCCACGGTGAGGTATCGCCCGTCGGCGAGTTCGTAGGTACCCGACTGCATGCGAAACAAGCGCACCGGCCCGCGCGAGACGGCAAGGCGGATCGCCGCGAGGGTGTCACGTTCTGCGAGAGCGTTGTCGTGCGGCAAGTAGGCGTCGCGCCCAGGCCTCGGGGTGTTTGAGCCTACGCCTGCGCCCGAGATGGATCAACGCTTCGAGCGTACGCGCTTGGCCTTGCTCCTGGCGCTTGCGCCGCGCGGCGAGTTGGTCCGCGGAGAGGGTGATTTCTTTAAGTTCACCCGCGCGCTCCACAACCGTGCGAGGCGAGGAGGCAAATTCGGCTCCGCACTCGCTACAGACCATAGAGCGTGCGGGTGAAGCTGCGAAACACGCCGGGCAGATGCGAATGCCAGCTCTAAAGACAGCACGCTTAACACGCGGATCGCTGCGAGATAAGGTCCACGATCGAGTCTCAGTAGGTAGTCCGAATCGATGCACGTTGCCGGCGTGGTCGAATAGTACAGATACGGACTTGCCGGGAAATGGCCGCAGAATTCGACCCGTTTGCTGCAAAAAGAGGCCAAGGGACTGCGTGGGACGAAGCGAGATACCCACCTCGATCGCGGGCAAGTCGAAGCCTTCGCTAATGAGCTCACAGCTCGTAAGTATCGTGAGCCGTCCGGCGCGAAAGTCGGCGACAAGCGAACGTCGATGTGAAGCTTCGAGCGAGCCATCGATACAGGCGGCCGGGAAGCCACGATCGCGAAATGCCTGCGCGCGGCCTCGTGCTGCTTGAACGCTAACATCGAAGAGGACCGCGCGCTTGCCGGGGGTGTGGCGGATGTAGTGCTCGATGGCGTCCCCGGTGACGTGCGGTTTGCCTGTACGCGCCTCCAGTTCCGCCGTAACGTAGTCACCGGCGCGGCTGTGCAGGCCTTGCGTGTCGATCGTGGGGGGCGCGTAGACTTTGCAGGGGCTGAGGTAGCCATCGTGAATCAGTTCCTCGTAAGTGGGTCCGACGACGAGTGAGTCGAAGTGCTCGGCAAGCGACTCACCGGATAGACGCACCGGGGATGCGGTCACACCGAGCCGGCGCGCGCCCGCGAAGCGCTTGAAAACCGCTGCCCAGGAGTTCTGCCCCGCGGCGTGGTGCGCCTCATCACAGATGATGAGGTCCGGGGGCACGATGAGGTCGAGACGGCGTACGAGCGTCTGGACGGAGGCGACATAGACCTGCTCGCGGGCGCGGTAGTCGTAGTTCGCCGCGATGAAGCCGTGGCCTACGCCGGTCTCAGCGAGCGCGCGTGAGATCTGCTCGACGAGCTCGGCGCGGTGGCACAGGATAAGGACCCGATTGCCGCGCTCTGCTGCACCGCGACAGATGGCAGCGAAGGTGAGGGTTTTGCCGGACCCAGGCGGTGCGACGTAGAGCACCGATTTCGCACCGCGTCTGAACTCGGCTCGCGTGCGCTCGAGCGCGTCGAGCTGGTAGGGCCTAAGTGTGATGGTTGACATGCAGTGACGATGAGTGTATATCGTCAGTCTCGCTCAGGCAACTTGGATAGCACGATGAATGCGAACACGCCCGTTGATCCAGCTACCGCTGCTGCACCGCAAATGCTGGCCGTGCTCGAGGAAGCCCGCCAGATGTTCGTCGACCTCACACACCTGTACAAGGTCGGCGGTCCGAGGGAGATGATCGCGAAGATCGATGCCGTTGTGGCTAAGGCGACGGGCGCCAAGTGAAAACGAACCTGATCGAATTCGAATCCGAAGCCGAGTGGCTCGCCGCGCGGCACAGGGATATCACGAGCACCGAGGTCGCCGCGCTCTTCGGCCTCTCGCCTTACCACACTGCGTTCGACCTCGCCGTGCAGAAACAGCTCGAGCAGGCGCCGACCCTGCAGGACTCTGACCGCATCCGTTGGGGTCGACGGCTACAGGATACGATTGCGCAAGGCGTGGCGGATGACAAGGCCTGGAAGATCGCCGCCATGGACCTGACCTACGCGCGTCATCCGTCGGTGAAGCTCGGCGCATCGTTCGATTATCTCATCGACGGTGATAACCCCGGGGTGCTCGAGATCAAGAACGTCGACTCGCTGATATTCTTGAAGGACTGGGAAGAGAACGAAGCGCCTGCGCACATCGAACTGCAGTTGCAGACGCAGCTTGAACTCATGGATGTCTCCTGGGGCTGCATCGCAGCGTTCGTCGGCGGCAATCGGCTGGAGTATCGCCACCGAGAGCGAGATCTCGAAGTCGGCGCGCGCATCATCGCGAAGGCGTCCGAGTTCTGGGAACTGCTCGATGCGGGTAAGCTCCCCGATCCGCTGATGCCGGAGGACGCCGCCACGCTGATCTCGCTCTATCAGTACGCCGAGGCCGGGAAGGTTTACGACGGCCTCAGGGACTCAGAGCTACACGAGTACTGCATGCAGTACGCAAGCGCCGCGCAGGCCGAGAAGTTCGCATCCGAGGAAAAGGAAGTCGCCAAGGCTCGGATCCTCGAGCGCATCGGCTCGGCCGAGAAAGCGCTCGGCAGCGGGTTCAGGGTCTCGGCGGGCATGGTTCCCGAGACGCCGGTGCAGTACGTACGCAAGGCGTATCGCAGTTTCAGAGTGACGGAGAAGAAATGAGCGCCGATAAATCTTTTTCAGAACCTTTTTACAATATCGTTGGCTGGATGGTATTCGGCAAGGATTTGGCGGATTCAGCCATGTACAACCTCAATCAGCGCGAAGAAGCATTCGATGCGGCACGACGATGGGGCGATAGCATTGTTGCCGTCATACAGCACCCGGATACACCAAAGTCATGAACAAGCCAAAGCTTCTATCACCGCAGGACCTCGAATCATGGCGGGCAATCTGCCGCGACGGTTTACTTGGCAGCCAGGGCAAACTCACCCTAGCCGCCGGACTGGTTCATGCGCTATCGCATATTGAAGTATTGGAGGCTGATGCTGCCCGCTACCGATGGCTCCGCGGGCGTCCTCACTCGGACATTGCGGCTTGCTGGTATCTGCCAGACAACGAGCCGCCACCAGTTGGTGAGGCCGCATTGGATGAAGCTATAGACCGCGCTATGAAGGCTACCTCATGAACGACGGCACCACGATCAGCACCTTCCAGCTTTTCCAGATGTTCCCGGACGCGGAGAGCGCCCGCGTGTACCTGGAAGGCCGCGAAAACTCAAGGGAAGCCATGAACAAGCATGTAGAGCTACTGAGCGTGCAGCCCGTCGTGACGGGATGCGAGTGGAGCACAGACGAAGAAAGCGACAGGTGGGAAACCACTTGTGGGAAAGCGTTTGTGTTCAACGAAAATGGGCCAATCGCCAACGGCTTCGAGTTCTGTCCCTTCTGCGGCCTTTCACTTGATGAACTGCCATACCTAGATGCTGATGAGTAACGGGAAGGGAGTCATGTATATAAATCCCTTTCAGATGCTCCCGGCCGAGATGCCGGACGCCGAGCAACCGCTGCTAGAGATGGAGGTTGCATGAACACACCGCTCACCCAAGGAACGCAGGCCGATCTATCGCGGGCCGAGCGTTTGACCTATGTCCTGCTATACCAAAGCAGCGGCCATTTCCGCGAATTCGTAGACCGGCGACGCTTCTATGGCTACTCGAAACGCGATATCTGGGATGCCTACTCGGAGTTGATGGATGGAAACGAAGACTATCGCCAAGCGCGCTTTTGACCATTACGTCGCCATCAACGAGTTGGCTGCTATGGTGGCTCTCGGTCAGGGCCGCATTGTATGTACCGGCGACCTGACGGAACTGCAAATCAACGAGGCGCGCATCGAGAAGCGAATGTACGTGGCCCCAGACGGCATAGGCTATGTCCTGCTGCCGTGGTCACTCAGCACGGCGAAGGATCGTAAGCGCGAGGAGTGTATACATGGCCTCTGACGCCAACCGTTTCTCAAAGGGAGTCATGTATATAAATCCCAAAGAGAAGGCCCTGTACTCGGGCACACTCTTGGCGGAGGAACCGAGCACAGGGCCGTGGTGGGGCTTCAGTTAATCAGCCCAACTTACGGAGATAACTGTACATGGCGCTATACGTGAATGGCAACTACCTGACCCAAGCTGGAGAAACAAGCGAAATGATCCTCACAGCCATCGGTGCGGCAACGGTCCTTTATTTCGCCTACAAGTTCGTGTGCATCTGCGAGCGGGCGAGGTACCAGCGCGGCTGGCTCTCGGAGAGCGATGATGGGTGAGAAAACCGATTTCGCAAAGCTCGAGGGGCGCTCGTGCCGCGCCTGCAAGTACTACGACACCGTGACATCGGTGATCGCAGCGCAGGCGCAGAGCGTGTGCCGCTTGGAGCCCCCGCGAGTGTTCGCCCAGCCGGTTGCGGTGTCTGGCGCGCAGGTTCAGTGGGCCTCGACGACGTTCTGGCCTGCGGTAGCCTCGACTGATTTCTGCTCACACTTCACGCAGAGGATGGATTCATGAGTAACGAGTCTCCAAACCCGCTTGCGATCATCTCGAAATCGATCCTGCAGCCTGGATATCAGAACCTCATCAAGCAGGTGCTGCCATCTGATCTGTCGGCGGACAAGTTCACCGCGGCGACCCTTGAGGCTTTGAAGCGCTCACCAAAAGTCTTCGAGGAGTGTGACCGCCAGTCGGTGTACAACGCGATCGTCGATGCCGCGCGCGACGGCCTCGTGCCCGATGGCAAGCAGGGCGCGCTCGTGCCATTCAGCAGCAAGAGCGGCAAGCGCTGCCAGTGGCTCATCATGCCGCAGGGCATCCAGGACAAGCTCGCAAAGCAGGGTGTGTCGATCTACGCGGTGTCGGTCTACGCGAACGATGACATTGTGATCTGGAACGACGACACGGGCCAGCACGTGCGCCACGAGCCAGAGGTGTTCGGTGATCGCGGTGAGTTCGTTGGCTCGTTCGCCTGTGCGCGCACGAAGGAGAACCGCACGTATATCGAGGCGCTGAGCGTGAACGACATCGCACGGGTGCGCGCGGTCTCGAAGCAACAGAAGGATGATGGCCCGTGGGTCGTGTGGTTCGAGCGCATGGCCGAGAAATCCGCGCTCCACCGCTTGGCCCGCCGCCTGCCCAACGTGCACCTCGAGGATGACGAGGAGTTCAAGGAGGCTCTGAAGCCTGCCGTCGTGATCGACCCGGCTCCGGAGGCACCGAGGCCCACTCGCCCGAAGGCCCTGCAGGCGGTGATCGACTCAACCCCGGAGCCAACGCCGCCCGAGCCCTCGGTGTCGGAGCCTCGCCCTTCGGAGCCGCTGTAATGAGCGATCTGACAACCCGCGAGGCGGCGCAGTTTCTCGGCGTGAACGCCGCAACGGTCTCGAACTGGCGCTCGCGTGGGGTGGGGCCGGTGTTCAGGAAGATCGGCCGGCTCGTGCGTTACCGCAAGGCCGACCTTGAGAAGTACCTGCGCAGTCGCCCGGACCTTGCGCTCTACGCGAGTCAGCGATGAGCGCTCTGCGTTGCTGGCTCCTGCGCTGGCGTCAGAAGCGAGCCGTGAAGGCGTGGCTACGTAGTGCGAAGCGATGACCGCAGAAATCCGAATCAAGAGGCAACCATGAACTTTCAGATCACCAATCGTTTTTCCGGCGCCGTGATGTTCGAGTGCGAGCTGTCGGCCGAGATCGCGGGCTCATCTTACGGGCTGCGACTCGGGTTCGCCGTGAAGAAGGCTGTTGAAGCGGGCGCGAACCTGGCGGGCGCGAACCTGGCGGACGCGTACCTGGCGGGCGCGAACCTGGCGGGCGCGAACCTGGCGGACGCGTACCTGGCGGGCGCGTACCTGGCGCGCGCGAACCTGGCGGACGCGAACCTGGCGGACGCGTACCTGGCGGACGCGTACCTGGCGGACGCGAACCTGGCGCGCGCGTACCTGGCGC